GCAACATCGAGAGTCTCGTCGTTCGAGCCTGTGGTCGCTCGGGCGGTAAAAGTGGCCGTTTCCGTCGTCAGCGACCAGCTTGACGGCAAATTACTTGCACTAGGCGCGGCCGAGCTCACGCTTTCCTCTGCCTGTACGTTGATGGTGCCGAGTCCGCCGCCTATGGCAGCGATAAAATTTTGCTCAAAGGTTAGCGTCGCCGTGTTAATTGTCGCGGCGGCCGGCACGTTGAAATCGGGCAGCGTACACGCGCCCGTATATATACCGGCCCCCAAATCGCCGATCAAAGCACTGGTAGCGTCATTCCAATCATTCGGGCTGCTGGCCGGATCCTCGTATCCGTGACCGGCGTTTAGCGAGCGCGTAAACGTGACATCAACCGCGGTGTCCTCGTTAGCAATCTGCGTATACCGGCGGCGGCTGACTGCGGCCCTTGTAGCGATACTGGCGGCTCTGGCGGGCGGTAGCGGCATCAGACAATCCCTTTGCTATAGCTCGTCGCGCCGTCTGCAAACCGAGCGGTCAATAGCTCGCAGCGGCACGAGTGGTCCCACGATATATGCAGCCACTCGTCGAACTCAAGTATTAACTGGTCGTACTCGATACCCGAGACAGCGATAGCCGTCGCCGCGTCGCGTACGCTGATCCCAACCGGTACGAGGTCGGCGGCTTTCCCTTCCATATGCTGCGACGTAGGCGAACCGCCGATGGCCGAGTTAAGCCACTCGGGACGTAACCCGGAAGTAATCACGATCGGGACGCCGAGCAGATCGCGGACCGGTTGCAGCGTGTTCGTAACGAGCGCCCTTAGCGCCGCCTTTTGTTTATCGGTCGGGACGATCGATCGCCCCATACGCGCGGCAGTCTGCGAGCGCAAGAACTCGTCGAGCGTAAAGTGATCCGATAACCTAATCATGCGGCGGCCTTAGCCCCATTTCCGCGTCGATGACGCTCTGATTTTCCTCTAGCCGCTTTATCGCTAGATCGTAGGCGCGCTGATCGGCCGAGTCCCAATTCTCACGGCCCTTTTTTTCGAGCAAGCGCAAATCCTCGGCGGCGAACTTTACACCCGAGTACGCTTGCTGCCGGGCCATAATGTCTATCGAGCGCGTCATCTGTTCGCTTACGTTTTCCTGCACCCCGATCCGGTCGTCGTGCAAATCCACGCTCGCCGCAACCGGGCGCAATTCCGCGTCCGTCGTATTGTGATCGAGCCACCACGATATAGCCGAGACGACGCAAGCGGTCACGGTCCCCGCCAGGATGCCGGCGAGCCACTTTTCGAGTTTCGTGAACTCGCTCAATTAAGCCCCCGTTCGTGATTGCGGTCGTGATTGTCTTGCCACGACTCCATACGCACCATCCGTGCTTCCGCTGCCCTGATGAATTCCGATAATTGCTCGTCGAGGTGCTTCAGGTCTGCCGTTGCCAGGTCGATCCTCCGTACTACCGCGTTCGCCGCCCAACCGACGACAGCGGCCCAGAGGCCAAAGGAAATTGACAACACCAACCCAACCAGTTCGCCGCTTACTTCCATACCCTTGCCCGTTGATTTTCATGCCTCTGCCTTCGTTACCGATTATCAATTAAGCCGTGAGTTCTGTCACTCCATTAGTAGGATGGTTGCAGCGCGGGAACATAGTTATACGCCGCACCTTCCGCGCCGCCGAGCCTGATTATCCCGGCAGAATATAGTTTCTGATAAACGTCTAATTGCAGCCACGGCGACGCCCCGTTATTTACGCGAATCGACTTCGATATGTCCGCGAAACCACCCATCCACGACGGCAGCGTTTCACCATTCGGCCAAAAAATATAAACCCAGCGGGGCTGATATATCTCGAAAACAAGGGTATCGGCAGCGATTGAGTGCCGCGCTCGCTGATTCGACCACGCATACGTTAAGCCGTCGAAAAACACATCGGGCAGCGGACTCTCGAAAGGCCAATCGTAATCAGGACTCGCGCCGGGGCGGTCCCAATACGCGCGATCCCCCGCGTCTAAGTGATGCCACGAATAATACTGCGCGACGAGATAATCCGGGCGCGGATAATACTGCGTTACCTCGCGATTGTCAGTGTCGTAGTAAAACCCCTTCGCACCGATATACCCGGTGCGGCGGCGAGTCGGGCGCTTTACGTTTAGGACCGTCATGTGAACCGCCGCAGGAGTAGCCACGATAGCTTGAGCAGGCCGAGCATCACCGCCCGGTGCTGCGGGTCGGATATTCCCATCTGCGCTATAAGCGCCTCTAAGTCGGCCACGTTCGAGGCTTGCCGCACGAGCGTTAACGCGGGGTCGGACTGGATCGGGGCGAGCCGATCAGGTTCCGGCGGCGGTGGCGGCTTCGCCACGATCTCGTGCGGGCTGGCGTTGACGTCTACAGAAAACAGTCGTTTCGGGTTCCCTTTTTCCTGATCTGGCGCGGCCATAGCCGCCCACCCGGTATCAACAATCGAATCAGCAACGGAACCGGTAAGAACATCGACGTTCCCTTTTATATCTCCCGTCACCGGGTCGTAAACGACGACGATCACGATAACGTCGTGACGCCTGTGACGCCTTGAGAGCCTATATTTGCCACCGATACTTCTGCGCTATGAATAGCATCGATGCTGTTATGCGATGCAGCCCCTGCAACCACTCGAATTAAAAGATCGTCGGTCCACCCGCTCGCCTTTGCTTTAAGTTTATGACTCATCCGTGCTGCCATTAAACGAGTTGCATTAGCCGGCAGAGATACCGACTTCTCGCTCGCCGCAAGGTCGGTCCACGTCCCCCCGTCATATTTGTATTGCAGCTTTACTTTCGCCGTCTCGGTGCTACCGGAATTGCTGCTAAACCAGATCATAACCGCCACGCGAAAATACTGCTGCACGACGGCCAGCCGCCCCTCGTTGACACCGGACGTATAACCAGGATGGTAGAAAACCGCGATCGTGCCGAGCGAGGCGTATGCGGCTGGTGAGGCGGGATTCGGCAAACTAATATCGTCGTTGGTGTCCCAAGCGTTCATAAATCGGGTCAGAAACGGCGTCGCGTACTCGCCGCTTGAAGTTTCAACGACGAAGGCGTCATCGGTGGCCGCCTTGATACGAGTCGCATCGAGTAGCCCTTTCACCGTCATTGTGTCGGCGAGGATCAGGGTAGATTCGAGCTTGGCACTTTCAATCGCGCCCGCAGCTATCTTGTCCGCAATAATCGCGTTTGTTTGAATCAGGCCGGACGATACTTGCTCGTCTATTTTCAGGTCGGCGACTTGCTGCAAGCTCGCGGCCGCGCCGCTGACGTTGAACTCGACCCCGATCCGCATACTGACTGCGCCGCTCGGTATCTGCGCGTCGGCGTTAATACCGAACATTATGGTTTTTATCGACCCGTTCCAGCCGCCCGCCGGGTCGGCGTCGTAGAAGTAATGTCCGTCGCCGATCGAAGTCCAGCCGGTAGCGTCGGGACTTAAACTACCGGCGGTTATCAGCGTGTCGGTATTGTCGTAAAAGTAAACGCCGAGCTTTAGCGTCTTACTGCCGCTCCCCGCGTCGTTAACCCACCCTGACGCCTGATACCCTTTAAGTATCGAGCAAGGCAGGAGTTCAGTACAAAACACGACCGGAGTACCGCTACTTTCAAGGCATCGCCGCCCGCCGACCGGTACTGCAGTCGTAAACGTCGTAATCGACGCACCGCTACCGCTTTTATAAATCCAAGCCTCATCTGTGCCGACGTTTTCGCTTTGAAATGTCGGGTCCGCGTTCATCGTCTTGCCGTCGCTCGCGGCGACGACGAGGTGCTTTGCGACGACCTCATTCGCGCCGATCTTCGGCGTCGTTATCTGATCGTCGCCGATATGTGTTTCTAAAATATCGCTTACGAAGTCGTCGGGGTCTACTGACAGCCGCCACTGTTTCGGGCTGTCCGTACTGATCGAATAAAGCCGCCCGGTATCGTTGTGATAAATGATGTTGCTGTCGGTATACGTCGTCGGGTCGGGCAGCGCGCCGGTAATAATCGGGATCGCGTTAAGGTCGGCCGTCAGGTCATCTATCGTTACCGGAGCCTCGGTCGCGGACTCGACCGGAACGTCGCTTAATAGTAGCGGCGCGTTCGGAAACACCGTTACTTGCGCGAGGTCGTCTGCCCCTGCCGATTTATACGAACCAATAATGACCATCGTGTCGGTTGTCGTGAACTGCGTCCACGTTCCGCTACCAGCGTCGTCGTATTGCCAGTTAACAGTACCGGCGTTCCTGATCTTGCGGCACGGCGCGATATTTTGATTGAAGCCTTGAACGCCGGGAAAGTTTGCCGGCGACGGTTCCGCGTAGTCCCAAACAATCCAGCCGCCTAGCGAGTTATTGCGCTGCGTGCCGACCACACCTGGGCCGACCGCTTGCCACGCGCCATTTACTACTACCTCACCCGCTACGTCGGCCGCGTTACCTACCGCGTCCTGTCCGTGTAGATAAAACTCGCCATCGTCCGCATTCGTAAAAGTGTTGTAGTTCATTTTTGCGGCAAGCAGGCTCGGTAGGTTCATCGCCGGGACGGTGCCGAGGTCGAGCGCGCCACCGAGCAATTGCGCTGACTCGATATTCTCGCCGCCCGACGTATCGAGAACGCACGAACCAATTACGACCATATCTTTATCGGGCGTAAAATCGACCCACGCGACGCCGTTTTTATCGTATTGCCATTTCGTGACACCGAGTTGCCGAATCTTGCGCGCCTGTACCGACCACGCGGAACCGCTATCGGTCAGGAACGGCGCGGGGCTGCGTCGGAGCGTATCTATCACGAGCCAGCCACCTTCGGGCGTATCCATACCGCACCAGAAGGTATCTTTAGTAACGGTTGTGCGTACGCCGTTAATCAAAATAACCGGGTCAACGTCGGCCGGATCGCCGCTGCTATCGACGCCGTGAAAGTAAATCTCACCGGGGTTAGAAGCAGCGAACGTCGAATAATTGATCTTTAGCCCGGCTTGCGGTCCGGGCGGACCTACGTCGCCCGGTGGTCCGGTCGGTCCCGCGCCGCTCGCGACGGCGGTAAGCGTAACCGAATCACTATACCCAGTTACCGGGTCGGCAAAGGTAATCTCGACTGTGTTCGCGGGCGTCGCGGTCCACGAGCTAGTGATATTTGCGTCATTGGTATCGTAGGCTAGCGTCAGGTCACCAGTACTATCGCGCGTTACGTCGATAATCTCCGTGCCTTGTAGCGCACCGCTCGAGTAGAGCTTCGCCGTAACCTGAGTCGTCGTATCGCTCGGCGTCCAAGTGTTCGGACTTGTATCGAGGTCGCCGGTCCACGTTTTAATAGGGGCGGTAAACCGAAACTCTATATCGCCCTCGGGGATCGTGACCGAGACGCCCGAAGTCGCTCCGTTCGGCGAGTACTCCGACAGCCGCGCGCCTTTCCGGGCGCGGAGCCAACCATAGAACGTCCCGCCCGCCGCCTTACGGATAGTGATCGCGTTGCCGGCTACCTCGCCCTCTTTTTCAGCGAAACTGCGGTCGTTTACGCTCGCCAGAAAAACCTCGACAACATCGACCGAGGCCGGTCCCGCCCACCCCCAGTTAGCCCGCGCCCAACCCGGCCCGGTCGTAAAGGTTAAGCCGCCGGGAACCGGGATAGGCGTCTCAGCCGGAGCTCCGGTATTCGGCGCGTACTGAGTGCGCTGCGCCGATTGCCATAGATTCTTACGGGTCGTTAACTCGCCTGGTAAACCCTGCATCGGCACGATCGGCGAACTCGACTGTCCCGCGCTCGGCGTCCCAGTCGGCCATAGCAATACCGGATACCAACTTTCGTTAAACAACCTATCGGCGCTATGTACGTCGCTCGACTCGATATTTGTCCCGCGTTCGAGGACGGTGTTAGTGCCGCTTACGTTCGGCCGCAGCAGATCGTCGCCGTCGAGGATCACATAAAACGCCCCCGGATAGCCGCCCGCGCCGCGCCCTGATCGCATCAGGTAATCGGTAAGATCGCTGCGGGATACGTCCTCTACGTCGTAGCTTGCCGCTGTAAAGACCTCACCGCGCGCGCCGTCGTCGCCGCTTAAATTAACCTTGCCGTTACCTTCGAACGCGAAGCCTCGCGAGATGATCATCAACCCCGCACCCGAGTCGCCACCTTTGCCGCCCGGATCGCGCACCGTACCGCCTGTCTCCGTGCTGCTCGCTGCGGTTATCCACGCGGAGCGAGCAAGTACGTCGCCGCGAATATGCTGCCCGCCGCTACTCCCCGAAGTGCCGCGCAGATCAATATCTAAGCCCTTGACCGTCGCGCCATCAATTTGTATATCGAGTGAGGGCGCTGCCGCTTGATGCGCGCCCTCGATCTGCTCGCCTGGGATCGTCGCGAGCCAATCGTTATTAGGTGAGCTATACAGATACGCGATGCCAGGGCCGCTCTCGGTAATACCGATAAAGCCCGCCGTGCCGCTTTTCGTCCAGCCGGTACTCGTTGCTGCTTCCGAATCCGAATCCGTCGCGCCGTCGTAGCCGCCCGATTCGCCGTCGATCGTGCCTTGCAGCGTTAGAAAACCATTTACACGAAGCTGGATATTACCGGTGATATTCAGTGTCCCGCTGATATCAAGGTCGCCGTCGTGATAGTAGATAGAACCGCTCGCCTCGGTCGTCGCGCCGCCGGATAGGCTATGCGTCCCGGCTAAGGTCGCGGGCGATCCCGCGCTATAACTCGGTAGCGTCGCGATATCCGTCCCGCTTGCCGTGTACCAGCTATCGTCGATCGGCGCGTCAGTTTCGTCGTTACCGGGCTGCGACTCGACTAATCGGGCGCTCGCAAAGAGTTTATAATCGATTGTTCCCGCCGCCCAACTTATCCGTTCTTCTTGTACCTCGAAGCTGCGATCTATCGCGGCGCTCGTTATGTAGTCTTTAATTCCGTCTAGCTCGACGCCAACCGTATCGCCGACCTCCGCTGATATCGTGAATCCGTTCGTCGTAGCGGTTAACTCTAGCGGCGGTTCCGCGTAGCGGTCCTGCAAGAAACCAAAAACCTCCTGTATCAGTCGCTTCGTATGCCGGGCCGTATGCAAGCCGCGAAACGATAACGTCTTGCGCGGGCTTGCGCCGTGTTTTGAGATCGAATCATTATCCTGCAGCAGCACCGACCGGCGATAACGCTCGCCGTCGTAATCCCACTTGACCTCGAATTGATTAACGACCGCCGTCTGATTATAAGTAAGGTCGTTGTAAGACGTAACGTGCGCCGAGTGTAATGTCGTAACGCGCGCCGAATCTTGCGGCACTCGATTAACTCGGCGCAGCCCGATCTTGCCGAGCCGGTCCACGGGCATATATAGCCCAAGCAAGCGCATGATCTCCTTTTCGATGAACGCCTTGCCTTCGACTTCTTCTAGATACTGGAAATAGACCGGGATGCCTTTCGATAGGTCGCCAGGCTCCCATATGTCCGTGCCGATCCCGGTCCACTGTGACTGATTAAACTGCGCGTCCCAATCCATACCCAAATGCCAGTGATCCGGCGTCGTCGGGCGCGGGCTTGCGGTCGTATCAAGGATGCCGGTCATAACCGCTATCGCGGCTTGCACCCCCGGCAGATCGAGGTAGATGAACTCCGTAACTTCAGGGAACTGATCGGGGTCTTGTGTACCGTCTACGGTGACCTCTTGCGGCTTAGTGTTAAAACAACCGCGTTCGATTATCGTAAACGTCGTCGAGGTTTTACCGCACCACGCGATAATTTCTTCGGTGTCCTCAATTAACAGGTAGCCGACCGACGTAGACGGTAGGTGCGCCCATCCTGCGCCGTGCGTTATTTCCTCGAAATCGTCGGTATCAGCGACCGTAATCGTCCCGAGCGGACTGGTAATGTCGCCACCGAGGTCGGCGGTAACTCGCGTCGAAGCTGGCTCGAATACGCGCTCGCGCAGCGACTTCGTTGTGTCCCGACATTTCAGCGTCCACAGCCCGTCCTTGTATGTCAGGTTGTCGGCGCTCGCCGTATGGACCTGCGTAAACGTATCCCAATCAAATACGCCGTCCATACGCCAGCCGACGTAGATTCGGACCTCTTTGTTCCGTATGCCCTCGAAATTGGTGCCGAGCTGGTCGTTCAGTTCATCGCTAAACGGGTTGCTGCTGTCCTCGACGAACTGGATCGTTACGCCGCCGATTGTTGCGCGCCCTTCGGTCGGGAACACCTTCTGCGATATCGAACTGACGTCCTTTATGACGCCCGCATAGTTCCCGCCGCTCGGCAGATTGGACACCGTGTCCGAGGTCAGTGTCGGCGTACTGACAGAAAAGCCGATCTGCACGGCGAAGCACGGATGCCGGTCGCCGGTCAGTATCCCGCTGCGGAAGCTTGCCGGTAAGCTTCTCACGCCTCGATCATGCTCCACGAAAACGAAAAATAGTCAGCCGACTGATCGCCGCCAAGACTCGCCGCGCGACGGACCGGGGCGGGACGGTTAAACAGGTAGACGCCCACCCACGTTATCGGGCTATCGCCGATAAAGTTATCAGGGGCGAACGAGAACTGCTGCCCGTCCTCAACGCTGGCAATAAATTCGCGTAACTGATCTACGTCCGACCCGCTGTAGGGCTTCGTCCTTACGTTCCATACGCGCTTACCGCTGTAATACGTCGTCACTCGGCGACCGGAGAGTGCAATAACTTCGCGTCGGTTCGCCTCGCGAGAGCGGTCCTTGCGCGTTAAATGCAGGTTCATCGACACGAGCGAGTCGAGCGTATTCACTAGCTCGCGCTTTGCCGTGTACTGGATCGCTTGCGGCATTACTCTTGCTCCCGAATAACTTGACCTTGCCGCGACTCGCCGCCGATCAGGATAACGTCGCTATCGTCTACCGCTTCGCGTATCCCGTTAATAACTTGCTCGCGCACGTAATCATCCCACCCATAGACGTTGCCTTGAAAGATAATCTGTATCTCTTTCCGGCTCGTCTCCGTGCCTTCGCTCGTCGTCGTCGTCGTCTCGACCGTGCCGCTGCCGATAACACCAATCCCGCCGCCGCCGCCGCCGGTGGCACCCGGTCCCTGTATTCCAGAAGCAATAACCGCCGCCGCGCTCGCGACGCCAGCCGCCGTGATTGCCGCCGCTACCGGCGGTCCTGCGATCGGCCCGAGAACCGATAACGCTTTCGCCGCAGCGACTTGCGTATGGATCCAAATATCTTTGGCCGCTTTATACTTCTCGAACAAAAATAATGCGCGGCCCGCTAACTCGGACTGATGGGCTAACCCCCACAAAATTTTAGTGGCTGCGTCTGCCTCCATTTGCTTTATTTTTGCTTTCGCCGCTGCCTCTTGCTCGGCTATTTTTTTCCGCTTTTTCGCGCCCTCTAGTTCGAGGTTCGTCCGGTCGGCCTCGAATTGTTTTACAATCTGTAACGCGAGAGAGTTCTGTTCCTGTCGGAGCTTCAGAACATCCTCGGCGGTAAACGGTATCCCGGCCGACTCTTTAGCGGCGCGCTCCGCTTCGAGCGCAGCTAGAAACTCAGCCTCGGCTTGCTGCGCGGCGAGCGCGGCAAACGTCTGTATAGCCGCCTCGCGTTCTGCGAATATCGACTGTCGTAGCAGCCGTTCCTGTTCTAGCTTGCGCTGATTCGCGCGCTCGATAGCTTCAATCTCTAGCGCAAGATTCGTTTCGGTCGATAATAGTCGCCCCTTCCCGTCGTCTTTACCTTTTACCGGGATCGGCGTCGTATCGCCTACGTCCTCGCCTTCGCTCGCTTTTAGTATCTCTGGAGCGCGTAACTCCTGTAGTTTCCTCCCGAGTTGGTCAATTTGCGTGAGTAGCCTCGCGACGCCGAAATCGTTTTCGGTGCGCTGCCGTCCGCCTAGTGCTGGTTGGTCGAGTATCCCTTGTAGCTTTTCCTGCGCGGCGACTAACGCTGCCTCAGTCTCTTTTATTTCGATGTTAACGAGCGACCATTCTTCGGCAAGTTTCGGTATCTTGCCGGTCGCGATAACCGCCAGTAATTGAAAAAAGCCGCTGACGGCCGCGCTCGCCTCGCCTATTGTCGATAATGACGGGATCAGGTCGTCCGTTATCGTATCGGCCAGGTTGCTTATCCCGCTCGCGCCACCCGAAGCCGCGCCCGCGATTTTATCTAGCTCGCCGATTAACGCAATTACCGCGTTTCCGAGATTCGTCGTCGATTGCTGGAACGTCGGCACGATCGTCTTAAACTCGTTATCGAGCCTGTCAGCCTGATTGCTAATAGCCGCCAATACCTGATCGGCAGTTAATTCTCCCGCGATGACCAGCCCGCGTAGCTCGCCGATTGTGCGCCCGAGTCCCGCCGCGATCGCTTGTGCAAGCCTCGGCGTATTTTCCAGAACGCTATTAAATTCCTCGGCGCGGAAAATGCCGCCCGCTAAACCTTGCGTAAACTGAATAACCGCCGCGTTCGCTTGCGCCGTCGTCGCCCCGGATAACTGTGCCGCCTGAGAAACGGCCCGCGTTACTTGAAAGTTCTCATCCTGCGTCGCGTTTAGGTCTTTCGTCGCAATCGACAGGCGCGTATATAGCTCGGCTGTCGTTACGAGGTCTGAGCGCGTTTCTTGTGCTAGGTTTAGCACCCGCCGCTGTATCGCAATCAGGTCTTTCGCGTCTTTCGATACGAGACGTAAGCGGTTGCCGACGTTTACCCACGTATCGGCATAGCGAATAATCTCGCGCGTACCGAGCGCACCGATAAGGCCGGCGATAGATACTTTTATCGCGCCGAACGCCTGTTTACCCGCGACCGAGGCGCGTTTTTGCTCGCGCGCCATCTTGCGCATCGATTTCTTGTTGGCTTTTTCCGCTTTAAGCAGTTCAGAGACTAACCGGGCGCTCTCGCCGGTTAATTCGATAGTTACTGTGGCTGCGCGTGGCATCTGATTAGCTAACTAGACGGGAACGAACCTTTGAGGATTCTAATTTGTTCCTCCGCCGTCTGCACTCGCTTACGCTTCGCCGGTCCTACCTTTTCTAGTTGTTTAAGCGTTATCGGTCGTCGGAACTTGCTCTCGTTGCCCGCGCAATAGGCGACCAACCGAGCGCGGTCCCAAGCATTTTCGTCGGGCGGGCTAACCTGATAAAACGCCACCCAACGAGTTAACTCGGATACCCCACCTAACGTTGCTAATAGTTCGGGAACCGTCTTACCTAGGTCGCGCGCTAACTGGTAGGTGAATCGGTGGAGTCCGTCAGACTCGAATCTTTTTTTTCGCGTTCTACGTCGTCCTCGCGCAATCCGCAGACGCTAAGGCACTCCATAAAAAGCTCGTTTATTTCGTTCGTCGGCGAGTCGAGTAACAACGCCTTATCCTCGTCGGTCTGTACGACGAGCGACCGATCGGGCCAGACGAGACAGGCGGCGATCAGATCGACTTTATCGACCATCCGAAAACCTTCCTCTGCTCGCCGGATTACGCGCGTATATACGTCGCCCTGGCGCGCTGATAACTCTTGCAGATTAAAGGTTTTGCCGGTAAACGCCGACGTGAACTCGCGTAAGCGAAGCTCCGAGCCGAATAGATCGCGTATATCGCGTTTCGGTATATCTTGTGCTTTAGCGCCCATCTTTGTCCCCTGTCACCGCTATGCCCAAGTGATACTACCAGAGACGCGCATCGACGCGGAGAACGTAACCGCTTCGCCGGTCGACATTTCATTCATATTGAACGTAAGCGGAATCCCGGTAAATGACGCGGTAGTACGCGGGCTAGTCGGCCACTCGACGCGGTAGGTTCGGGTCGGTGTCTGCGACGCCGATACGTCGGAACGGAATTGAACCGCTTGAGCGTTCCGAATCCAGTTACCCGAAAACTCGACGGTCCCCCCGTCTACCAATCCACCGATCCGCTCGACCCCCGTCGAATCAAGGTGCGACACCTCAACCTCGGGGCGTTCGAGGCTCGGCCCCGATACCGACGTAATCTCGCCAAACGCTACTTCCGGGGATACGTCCGTCCGGTATAGCTTGCCGGTCGAACCAATAACCGCATTAGTCGCCATCAGTAAATTCCTCTATTCGTACAACGTAAACCTAAACGTCAGCGAGTCTATGCGAATCGCCTTATCACCCGCAAATATACTCTGATCCGTTCGGTCCTCTAAGACGCCAAGTTGTACGGTAGCCGCGCCGAGTGCACCTGTCACGCCGTTTAGCGCCGTTTTTATCGCGTCTCCGAGGGCTTTCATATCGTCCCGCGAGGTCGCTACCGCGTCAATATCAAGGATCACGCTCGTTAGCCCGTTCGGGCCGTCGAGCGGGTTCGTATCGAGGTCGGTCGCGACGCGCGAGTAGACGATAGCCGGGTATGTCGGTTCCTGCGGTAGTCGTTCGTGAAATATCCGGTAGGTTTCCGGGCTAGTTCCGTTTGCTACGAGCGGCCCGATCGTCGCGTCGTCCCGCAGCGCCGTTATTAGCCCCGTTTCCAGGCTCACCGTCGCGGCCTTTTTTGTCTGGCGGCGAACCTACGAGATTCGCGGTCGATTATCTCGCCCGCCACTCGGGTAAACTCTTTCGTAACCGCCGAAAACATTCGGGCGCTCGTACTTTTGAGGATCGCGCGCCCTTGACTATGCTCCGTCCCCCACTCGACAAGATGACCGTGCCGGATGCCAGTAGTAAGCCGCGTCGCCGGGATACGCTGATTCGGGTAGTAATACGAAAAATATCGCTTTAAGGCGCGCAGCGAGTTCCGCTTCGGGCCTACGTCGATCGACCCCTTGAACCGCCCCTTGAATCCTTTGGTCACGTTCCACGACCGGGTAGCGAGCGCGAGCGAACCCGAGCCGCCAAGCGCCTTATATTGCCGCTTTAGGTCTTTCACCATCGGGCGCGCGGCAACGTGCATGATCTTGCGGACCGTATTGCGCTGCGCTTTTTCCGGTAGCGTCTTTCGCAGTAACTTATCTACGTCAGCCAGACCGTGAATCTTTACCTTTGACTGGATCAATAGCCTATATGCTCCTTCGCCATTATCTCTAGCTCGCGGTTCCGCTCGTTGACATTCAGCACCGATAATACATCGAAATTCCGGCTCGCCAGTGTTACTCGGTCCTTTGCCGTTAGGTCCGACCATTTCGCCGCATAGCGTATCCTGATCCGGTGCGTTACTTCGCTCGCTACCTGTTGCGCGGTAAAAAGTTCGTTGCCGCGTAACGGCTCAACGCTCGCCGGGACGCCCGTCGCAACCGTCGCGTAAGCCGTCACGATATCGCCGCCCCCATCAGTCGTCGTCGTTGCTCTCGCGAGCGTTACGCGGCGGTTTTTCTGTCCTATCATCATCCGACAAAGTTCACTTTCCACGGATAGAGGATTGCTTCGGCTAGATTCTCTTTCGCGCCTTTCTGGTCCGTCGCCGCGCGTACTTCGTGCCGGTTCGCGATATAGAACAGGATCGCATCGCGTATCTGCTCAGGCACATCACTAGCCGCCGTGCCGAATCCGGCGACCCATCGCACCCGGATCGGATCAATAACCGCCTTGATCGTCGGCCAGGAGCCGTCGTAACCGACCGCGATGTAAGGCTCGCCGTCCGTGTACGTCACGAACTGGATACCGGGGCTATTCGTCGCTAGATCAACCGTGTTGCCGTTCTCGTCGGTGTACTTCAGCGACGTTATGCTCTGCGCCTGTCCTTTCGGCAGGTACAAGTAGCGATTCGGGTTATCAATCGTTTTCGCGGGCCACTCATCAAGTATCAGTTCCCACGTTTGATTGATTAGCGCCCGCCCGGTATACGACTCGGCCCAATCCCGCGCGGCGCGTATTTCGCGCTGTATCTCCGTGTCCTCGTCGTTCTCGATCTGGCGTAGGTAGCTTTTCGCCTCGGCTAACGTAACCGGCTCGTTACCTTGCGGGCTATCGGTCCACGGAGCGGTGACTCGTTTAAGTCTCATAATTTATGCTCAATCGTTCCCACCAGATACCGGCAGCGAGCTCGGCCAGGTGCCATTGCGAGTAGGCCAAATCGTACCGCCACTGATCGGTGTCGGCACTCCACTTGCCGCCGATTTGCCGTGCGGCGATCTGATAGACCGGATTGCGGCGGTCATTGCAGACTGTCGCCACCCCGGCGAGCGCCGTCGTGACCAGTGCCGTTGTCCGGTAGCCTATAGCCTCGCGGGTGTACTTTAGCACCCGCGTCAGCGGAAACTTCAGGACGTCGCGCGGACAATCCGGCCACGCCGGGGCGTCGGGGTGCGGGCGGTAATAATCGCAGTAGGCAAGCTGTGCGGCGTACTGAGCGCGGTTCTCCCGGTAGTCGCCGAACAGCACCCGCGCGCCGCGCGGATCGCCGGACGGCTCCGGCACCAGCCCCTCGGCGGCGTGATCCTGCCAGCGGTCCGGCGGCGAGCCGGCGTTACGGAAATCACGCGAGCCGTCAGCGTTCAGCCAACCAATCGAGGCGTAGACGTCCGTACTACCGTAGTACGCGCGGTCGAGCTTTAAAACGCGCGGTTTGCCAATATGCGCCTGCTCCGCGTAATGCGGACCTAAAACGATATGATACTCGCCGTGCTTTTGCTGATCGGCGGTAATCAGCGCCGGTACATTTTGACGCTGCAGCCCCTCATATAGCGCCTCGGCCCACTTCACCTGATGAGCGAGGTTCATGTTCGTGTGTATTATTACACCCACGCTTCGGTTATCCACGGTTCCTGCGGTTCAACTTCGTGCGGGTCGGGCTTGCCGTGAAAGCAGACCACCCGCGCGCCAGGCGGCGGGCCGCCTTGCCCTCGACAATGCCACTTGTACGAGCAGATGGTCGGCGGCGGTATTTCCGTCCACTTTTTCGCCATCACTTCGTCGATAAAGTTCTGGTCGCCGTGGTGGCGCACCATCACTTCCGGGGTAAACCGCTCCCAGATTTCGTGACCTGTCCCGCCTCGCCACAGCATAAACGGCGATGCCAGCGTGCCTTGTGACCAGTCTCGCGGCGCGGCCAGTTCCGCATGACCGAACGCGCTCACCACCCCGTCCAGTTCACCGACGATTACAACGTCTAAATCTAAAAACAGGCTACGTCCGGTTGCTAGTCCCGGCTTGAACAGCGCGAGCTTTTGCCACCACCCAGGCAGCGGCGTATCGCCGTGCTTTATCGGCTCTATCGTATTGACTCCGGTTAGTTCGCGGTCGGTTATGCAAAAAACCTCGTGCCGGGAACGCAGATTTTTATCGACCATCTGCCGCAGCCGATACACATACGACGACGAATACTTGTCGCCGATCAGGACGCTATAGACCGAAAGCATAATACTGTTAACCTCGTGCCCGCATAAGCGTCATATGGCGCACTCTGCTCGCTCTCTAATTCGCCGCCGCAAGCTGAAAACAGGTCGATGTATTCCTGCGCGGAACGGTTGAGCGCATACGGCAGCACCCGATCCTGCCTCATTGCGGGGTCCATTATTTCAGCGACGACGACGACCGGAGCTAGCTCAAACAACCGGGGCACCAGTCCCGGCAGACCATCGTCAGGGATATGCAAAAGCACCGTATATGCCAGCACGAAGTCGCGTTCCTCGCGCGCCTCGTCCGGGCGCATAAACGTATGCCCCGGACTGGCGATCCGCGCACGCTTGAGCGCCTGGTCGGAAATATCCAGCCCGCAGTACTGCTCCGGTGGGAACAAGGGCGCCCATCGTCCGCGCCCGCACCCGTAATCGTAAAAACGCGCATCACCGAGCAAGCCACCGATTACATCAATTGCTTTTTGTCCTTCGGGAAACTCCGCACCGTTTCGCTCCGGGCGAATATGGCGCAGCGCGTTTTGTGCCCAATAAGCGTGAACGTCAGACGATGACTGCATCGGTCTTGCCCTCATCAAAAGGTAGTTGGCAATACTCGAACGCGGCCCGCAGCGTCCGGTATTCTCTTGCGATTATCTCGTCGGTATCAACAACAACGCCACCGTGTTCTTCTATCAATTTGTCCTGCATCGCGTAGCGGGACTCGATAAATCGTCGCTGCCGTATTGCATCCGCCCCGTGCCCTTTTGCAATGCGGCTGCGAATCGCTCCGTCAATATCGCGGCGCGGAAAAATTAATTTTTGCTCCGCCTGCCGGAGTCGCGCGAAAAGCTGGTGATTAATAACCCCACCTTTCCAAAACCACCGCGTATCTTGCGGCACCAGGCCATCGATAAACGCAGCGAACGCGCGCGGGTCGCTCTGGTGCCTGTTATGGCTCATGCGCCATTCACGTACTGCAAGGTTTTCAAACAGCAAATACCCGTCGGCCGGTTGCACCATTTTCCCGTTGACCTTGATCCAGCTTGTCCGCTGTTGTTCGTGCGGCTCCTTCCACCAGAGTCCGTGCGCGGCGAATACCGCTCCGACCATATTCGAGCGGGTCCGACTGGCGGCAAGTATCAGCACGGGCGGTGCGATCACTTTATGGCCCGTTCATATGCGGCTAAGTCGGGTTCAGCCCCGCAGTACCGAAGCGCCGCATCGGTGCTCGTATAGTCGCCAGCGCGTACCGCATCAGTGTCAATCAGTGGCGCGTTTTCCTGTTCTGCAAGACGCTCCATTACCGCGAACCTTTTCCCGATCACCCTGCGCGCCCGCTCCACGTTCGCCAGCGGGTCGAGGTTTTTATGCGCCTTGCTGACGTAACTTGTCAGGCACCCCTCAACGTCGCGGCGGATATATACGCAGCGGCCCGCGATGCCGTCAAAAAGCTTCCGGTAGAAAATCCCGCACTTGAAAAAAAACGGCGTGCCGTGTTCTCGTTGTTCGCGTTCTATTAGCGCCGCCAACCTCTTGTCGCCATCAGCCGGCGGCGCGAAAAACGGCGTACCGTCGTCGCCAACATCCGGCGCGCGACCGTACTGCTCCTTCAGGTAGTTTTTCAGTGCGACACTCTCATAGCCAACATACCCGGCGCGTGTAATACCGACAGGACCGTGCTTGAACCCGTGTTCCGCAAAGATCGCCGCGATCATGCTTGACCGGGCACGCGGAGTGGCAAAAATAATAACTGGTCCGTCTGTCGTCATAATACGTTGCCGATCCGTTCGCTCTTAAAGCAAGTTAACGCCGAGCCAGGCGAACAATTTACGACCTCGATGCCCTCGCTCTCGAACTGCGGCACCGTCGGCGTATAGGTATCCGGCCACGCCTTCACGCCCGGTGCGTTCGGCAAACCGTGATCGTGGTCGCCGTGGTAATGCGTCCCGTTATTATGGTGGCAATCGTAACCGAGCAACAGGATGCGCCGAGGCCGCAGATGATAGGCGAGGTTTAATGCCTGGAACCCGCTATGACCGTGATTATGCAAATGTGTATTCGTCTCGCAGAGTCCCGGCCCGACACGGAGCGGCGTATGCCACATTCCGTAGCGTTCGCACGTATTCTCGTCCGGGCAAAAAAGTAACGGGATATTAGTCTCGCGAACCTCGACGATATACAGGCTCCAAAATTTTGCATCGGCCGCGTACATCGCGTTCGCCCACGGAGCTACCTCAAAGGCGCGATTTATCACGATCACGTTACAGCGCCCTTCGATCCACGCGGCGCGTACCGTATTAACCTGTCCCTGCGTTAGCGACGGACCGCAGCCGATAATGACCGCCGTGCCGTTATACCAAGCCTCGGGGATCGCCGCCTTTACGCAGCGACGTTCCTGCGACGGGCGGCGGCGCTTTACGCCTTCTTTTTCGTCGTTCGTTTCTTGCGCTTCGCGCGCTTTTTCGCGGCCTTGCTCTCGGTCGTCTCCCGCGTCGTCGCGGGCGTTGCCGGCTCGGTCGCCAGCGTCGCCCAATTCCGCGTCAGTAGCCATCTGCCCGCGTCCTCGTCTACTTCGACCGTATCGCCGATCTCGCCATAGTCGCAAGATTGCGTCAGTTTAACTTCCATCGCAACACCTTCAAAAAAAAGGGCGGGCCGAAGCCCGCCCGAAGATTATCCCGAAAGTAGCAGCACTCCGGGACGGCGGCTTACGCTTTCGCCGCCAGATGCTTAACCGGGTCCGTGCCGGCGTCGAGCATTTTCGAATCCCACCGTTCGATCGCGTTGTACGCGACCTGGTGGTAGTCGGCATAACGCTCGGTCAGGACGTTAAGGGTTAGCCCCATCACGCGCCGGACAGTGAACTTCGACAACCTGCCGAACAGCACGATCTTCTCGCTGCCGTCCGGTGAGTTATCGCCGTGTTTCGGCACCGACTGGTCGATCTGATACGGATATCCGTCGATCGTACTCGGTACTTCGGACCCGACCGACGGTGCCCACAGCGGCCGGTTCGAGTTCGTCTCGTCCCGTAGCCCCTTCAGCAGCTTAAGCGTGTCATCGTGAAACACGAAGCCCGCGCCTTGCGTCCGATAAGCCGGATCGACCGAGTGAATCAGGTTATTGATATCGGTGAACGTGAGGTTGCTCGACGCCGCGCCGCCAGTCGTCGCGCCTTCGCTCGACGCCGTAACGATACCCTGCGGTTCGCTCGACCCCGTGCCGGTGGCGAGGTAGTCGGCCATAATCCGGCCGAGCCGCTCGCCGAGCAGTCGCGCGATAAGCGCATCGAGGCCGATACCCGTATCCTGCGCCAACTCGATCGGGATAAGCACCTGATCGGAGCTAAACTTGTACGCTCCGAACTGGATCGTGCCGAAGGTGAGATCGGTCGTCGTTTCCTGCGTGTTGATCCCGAGCAGTCGCCCTTTCTGTGCGGTGCCGTCTATCGTCGGCCAATCGAGCGGGTTCCCGCTCGCCGTCGGCATAACGTCAGCGACGTTGATAATCCCGCCGTAAGCAAGCTCGGAAATCTCGATCTGATTCGCGAACCCGACCGGGACGAGATAGCCGCCGCCCGTCGTCGTCACCGTTTGCGCGCGAGACTCGGCATCATCCGTTACCCGGTGAGCGCCGAGAATCTGCCGCTGCTCGATCGAGAGCATCGACTTATCGCGGAGCAGTTGCCGGAACGCGCCGACGTACTCGGGCGTATCGGTCGGCCCCGCGTTACGGTGCGTTACGCCGTTCCGTAAGAACGCGCCCGGACGGTTATCACGCCGCGCCGATTCTGGGTTATAGAAGTCCCGAACCTCCTGCGACGCGCCAGCCCACGGATCGGTGCCTTCGTTCGGCCGCGAGCGCAGATCGCGCTTGCGATGCTCGTCCTCGTTGATCCGGTTAACCTCGGCCTCAAGGCCGGTGTCGATATCGCGCGACCGTTTCGCCGCTGCGATCGTGTTATCGAGCCGCGTAAGCTCGTCGTCCATATTGCGATACGCTTGATCGTCCTCGCCGGAAAACCCGGCCGGGTCGTCACCATCGCAACGATCCTCGACGAGTTCGCGCATCTGATTCGCAAGCCGGTCGCGTTTTTCGACCAGCTTGTTCAGTGCCGAAATTTCCATTTGTTTCGTCCTCTAAGTCGTGAATGAACTACCGCGCAATCGTCGTCGCCGTCGGGCGATGTAGATCGCATCAGACTCAACGGAGTCCACGAAATCGCTCGTAACACTCGTGCCGCCGCTTCTGCGCTAAGGCCACGCGGGCGCGCTTGCTGCGGCGCGAGCTGAGAAAATCGTTTAAGTGCCGTTTCGCTACGTCCGTGTCCGGGTATGCCGGGAACGTAACCGGACTGACATCATAGAGGCGGCTGACGCTCGTTACCGTACGGATAAGTATGCCGTCCTCGTCCTCGTCCCACTCGTCCTGCGACACTGAAAACCCAAAGCTCGATTGCGTTACGTCGCCGCGATTAAGGCTCACGATCAGGTCGCGCGCGTAGCTCGTATCCGGCGATACGTACTCGTACGCTAACCCTTTCTTGTCTACGCCGACCTCCAGCGTATTCGCGGTCGAGCGGCCGAGTATCCGGCTCGGATCGTGATTGAAAAGCGCCCGAATATCGTCGTCGAGAACCTTGTCGAAGGCTCCAGGCGAGATAATCTCGCGGAAGCCGCCTAGATTCTCCGAACGGCTATTGAACACGGCAGCATGACCGGAGACTCGCGTAACGCCGTCCTCGCGAGTCTCGACGCGCATTTCCGAGTCGTATATTCGTCGTTCGAGTTCCATTTACAGCCCCATCGCTTCACTTAGCGTAGATTCGCTTAATAGCACAGTTTTCGTGCCTAAATCACGCAAAAACGCCGTTACTTTTGCCGGTTCCGCGTGAAATACCTCGATTAAATGGTCCGTTTGCCCGTATAACAGATCTGCTGGCGCGCCGTTATCTACCTTTTTAAGTTCTTTGCGTAGCCGCCGAACCTCGCGCGCGACCACTTGCCCGATAATCTCGCGCTCGCGCTCGTCGTTTTCCGTCTCCGTTTCGTCCATTTCGTCCGGTTCCGGCTCGTCCGGTTCGCTCTCGGCGGGCGCGTTAGCCGCTAGTAACCCGTCGCCGTCGGGGTGATCGTTAAGCTCGTAGTGCCGCCGCGCCTCGTTTGCGGTAATTATCCCGGCGTTCTTTAGCGTCGCGTCGCCCTCGGCGCGCGTTTTGAAGTCGCCCCGGAGCAAGGCGTCCGCGTTGAACTTGACAACCCGACTTACCTGATCGCGGACCGTCAGTAGCTTTAGCGTTATCTCCTGTTCGTAGCGGACGAACCACGGCCCGAGCGTGTACGTTACGAAGTCGATCCCTAGTTGCTCAATATTATTAAACGTCACGCGCTCCAGCAGATTGATCCGGTGCGGCGGGATGCCGTAGATCATCGCGGCTTGTAATGCGTTAAACCGCTTATCCTCGACGAACTGCGCCTCGGCGGGCGGAATACCGATACGCTCGTACTTTAAGCCGTTCTCTAAGATCGCCGTCTTAAAGGCGCGATCCGCGCCCCGGTGCAGTCGTTCCCATTGCGAGCGAAGTCGGTCCGGGTCTTTTACGGTTCCCTCGGTATGCAAGACGCCCATCAGCGTCGCGCCGTTGCCGTAAAACCGCCCCGATTGTTTTTGCTGCGCGAGCATTACGCCGATTTGCTCCGCGTGGACGCGAATCGGCGACCAGCCGATAAGCCCGTCAAAGCCTAGCCCGCGAATATGCAAAACATCATCGTTCGGAATCGTGTATTGATGGCCGTCTACAACCGTCTCGTAAAAAATCTCGCCCTCGATTCGGCGCGGGCGCGTGGCGTTAGGCGATAAGGGCAGCAGTTCGAGCGGGCGGCCCGCTTCGTTACGGAGAATAACGCTGTAATGATTACCCCACCCGGCAAGGTGCATCATAGTAACGGCTTTGTAATCGACGGCGGTCATATCCGCGTTCGGCCGGAGATTGAGTAACCGCCATAACGGATGCTTGCGATCCTTTTCGCGGTTCTCGCCGTCGAGGCGTTTATAAACCTGAATCGGTAGCGTAGCGATCGCGTCAGCGAGGATACGGATACAGGTATAAACGATCGGCAAGCCGAGCGCGGTTTTCTCCGTCACTGGCTCGCCGGTCGAGTTCGGTCCTGCGCCGAGAACGTCGTGTAACCACTGATCAGGATTGCCGAGTTTCGTCGTCGCCCGTTTTTCGACGACGCTACTTATCCACACGATCTATCGCCCGCCTTGCGTTTAACACGAGTAGCCCGATTACGAGCAGCCCGCCAATAATACAAGCGAACCCCGTCCCGAGTACAAGCCATATTCCGTATATAGTGACCCCGAGCGCGGCTATTCCGACGATATCCTCGACGACCGACGGTAATGCGTTCGCGACCCGTTTCGTTATACCCACGCTAAATCTCCGTCAAAGACCTTTTCGTCATCGCCCGCGACGGCCCGGTTAATTGCCATCAAGGTCGCCACCACGCCGTCTATCTTGGCGTCGAAGTTCTGTTTTCTCGGGTAGATATTGTCCTTAAAATCCGGCTTAAATACCACGTTCGATACCATCCAGGTCATTACCGGGTCGGCGTTATGGTGCCAAGTCCCTTCCGACACCCACGCTTCGAACCATTTCATCGGCTCGCTAAAATTAAGCACCGTCGGGCGTACCTCGACGACCTGTAGCCCCTCTTTATCCATATGCACCCCGTACTGCGTCGAGTTATGGCCGGGGTCGAACGCGACCTCGCGCAGATCGTACTGCTCGGCGATCTCTAGCGTCTCGGCCTCGATCCGGTCTACGTCTAGCACCGAGCCGCCGGTTACGCGAATAAAGCCGCTGCGTACCCACCCGTCGTAGAGGCTCGTATTCGCCGACTCGCGCACCGCGACCTCGGGCAGATAGTGGCGCACGAAGCTGTACCAGTGCCGTTTACCGTCGATCTCGCGAGGGAACAGGAGCGCCACCGACGCTATATCGTTTTTCGAGGCCAGATCGACGCCGATATAGCACTCCTGCCCGCGAAAATCCTCTAAATCGAAAGCACCGTTGCCGCACTTCTGCCACCGCTGCATATTCATCCACGACTGCGCGGCGCTGCACCAGACGTTAAGCCGTTTAGTTAAAAACGCGGTCTGCTGGCTCGTTACCTCGGCGGCTTTTTTTGCCAGGCTTTGCAGGTCCATCGGATAGACGGAAACGCCATAATTCGGGTTCGCCTTTTTCCACGTTGCCTCGCTCGTCCAGTCGTCCTCGTCGTCAATCGACCAGATGCAGCCGAAGTACGTATCGTCGTCAATCACACCGTCGAGAATCTTGGTCACATAGGCGCGGGTATTCCAGCAGATGCCGCCGATATTGGTCCCGGCGGTCGTGATGTTCCAGATAAGCGGCTGCAACCGCGAGCCGGTTGCCGTCTCGATAACGTCGTACAGTTCCGGTTTTTTCCACGCATGAAGCTCGTCGTTAACCGCTCCCGATATATTCAGTCCGTCGAGGCTGCTCGATTCGGCCGCGAGCGGTTGCATTAGCGAGGCGGTATCGAGAACGTGAAGGTTATGCCGGAATACCGTCACGCTCGGCAGACTCGTCCGCAGCGCCATCAGGCGCGCGATATCGAATACGATCCGCGCTTGCTCGCGCTTCGTGGCGACGCTGTAGACCTCGGCGCCCGGTTCCCGGTCGCGGGCGAACAGGTAAAGGGCCACCCCAGCGCTTAAGGTGCTTTTCGCGTTCTTACGCGGCACTTCGATATAGACGGTGCGGAACCGGCGAGTACCGTCGTCGCGCATCCAGCCGAACGGGACAATTAGCACGAAGCATTGCCAGCCCTCTAGCTGGATAAGCTCCTGCCGCCGCGCCCACTCGCCTTTAATATGCGGCAGTCCTTCAATGAACGCACAGATCGCGTTCGCCGCGTCGCAGTCGAAGTAAAGCCCTTCGGGCGGCTCGTAAAACTCGGCGTAGGCTCGCTCACAAGCCCGCTTAACCCACTTACAGGCGGGGATCGTACCGTCTAGTACGTCCTCGCAATACCGCAGCCCGGCCTCGACGTATTTCCCGACGGTTCGCTGACGTTTACTCGGCCCGGACACGAGTGCGGCTCGACGGCGTTAGCCCGAACTCGGCGAGCAATTGCCGCATCTGCGCTTGTGCCTTGTTCGCCGCGTTGAAGTGCTGGTTATACCCACTCGCGCCGTTTTTGCCGATTGGCACGATAATGCCCTCGGCGCGGACCCTCCCCATCATCATCCAATAGGTCGCCGTACACTCGCACAGTAGCGCGAGCGCCGCCTGGTCCACTTCGGATAGCACCCGCATCGCGGCGAGTTGCTTACCGTACTGCTCCCAATACGGTCGCGCCTCGTCGCTAAGGTTTTCGGGCGGGCCGGGAATACGGATCGCGGGCTTCGGCTCGTCCTTGTTTACCGGGCGATGCGATGCGTTCCCGGTCAGTACCCGCAGATTCGTCGGTAGCGGCTTCGTGCCTCGCATAACTAGTACCTGTAACCGTTTCGGAAATCGTAACACTCCCCGTTAAAAACCCGCGCGCGGAAAATGCTTTATGCTGGCGTCGGTTCACGTAAGTCCTTGAAAGTTTTAAGGATAGGGGTATCATTTTTTTTTATTGAGATTCAGCGCGCGCCGATCACGATCAAGCACCTTCGTCTTGTATGCGTGGCACCGCTTGCAGATCGCCTGTAGATTCCCGGCGTCGTATATTTCCCCGCCTTGCAGGATCGGCAGGAGGTGGTCGACCTCTGCTGCTGGCTCGCCGTTGCATTTGTAGCGCGCTTCGCAGACCGGATGCTCGGTAAGGTATCTATTGCGCAGTCGTCCCCACGCTGCCGTGTAGCCGCGCTGCCTGGAACTTGGACGGGTATCAGGGGCGCGCTCCCAAGTGCGGTGCTTAGGGCAACGATAGCCGCCGGTCCTAGGTATCAGGACATTGCAGCCGGGATAGGAACAGACCGCTTTAACCGCCATCGTAAGAAAGGCAAGCGAGGCGCGCGGATCGGCAGGAGAACCACCTCAAAATCCGTTCCGCATAATGCGCCTCGCCGCCTAGTTCGTAGCCTGTTCTGTCTGTAACGTAACTGTTATCAGCCTGTTAGTCGCGTCGAGTAAGAACGCATCGCCGCCGTAGCGGTTGCGAAATTGCTCTGGCGCTAATGCCAGCGACGGCCCTAGCGTGTCCCTCGTCTCCTGCGTCGCCCTCGTCTCGTCAGGCTTTACGCCTCGATGATGCCACGGGCATAGCGGAATGGTAGCACCGTGGCCCGCCCGGTAGCCGTTAATCAGATGGTGCACGTCGGCAGGAGTCCCCGACCTGTCCTCGCCCCGCATCCCGCCTTCGAGGCTACAGGCGATACAGCCTATTTCGCGGAAGTATTGCCAGCGGTCCCGTTCCTCGTTCGTGGCGTTATGAGCCACCTTCGCCCATACCCTCGAGATCAGTTTGCCGTTCCGTTATCGTGATCGACGCGCCGCCCTCTTGCCACGCCTGCCATAACGTATCGAAGTCGTCGCCCGAAACGAGCGATTGCACTTTTCCGGTAATAGCTAACCCGAACGAGGGCAAGGCTTCGAGCTTTAGCCCTTTCAGATCGGCGTTATCGAGCGTTACTACCTCGTCCGGGCCTATCCCGAACTCGGCTTTGACGTTGTGCACCTTATGCCGCAATTTCGTCTCCACATCGCCGAGGATCGGGATACCTGATTCATTCCAGAGAACGCCGTATAGCGCCGGAACTTTAAGCCCCTTGAGAATCCCTTGCGCGTCGTCGGCGACAGTGATTCGCACCGTAACGTCGCAAGCCCTTAGCTGATCGTCGCCGTGAAATTCGTTCCGGGCGTTAAGCCTCGATATGTGAACCTCTGACGGGGTTATCGTAAGCATCGTGATTCTCCTGCGGTATAGCGCCGATCGCGCGTAATATTTGCGCCGTCTCCGTGACCTTCGTTACCTGTCCTCGCCATAACTCGAAAAAGCTCCGCTGCGCCATCGTTAACGACTGATCGCTTGGGCGCGCTTGCGGGTCTTTAATCTCGAACAGGTAATTATGGCCACGGTAACCGACAACGATATCGGGAAAGCCGACCCCGACTTGCGAGGTAGAATGTACCGTAACGCCAGGCGTCTTACGGAGTAGGTCTACGACCTCCATCTGATTACGGTCAGCCCGGTGCGTTCGTCTCTTTCCCACCCTTCGGAGAATAACCGCCTTTCGCGATATTCGCAAAGCTTTGCAGCGCGCCCCGAATAAAGTCCCGATACTGCTCCCGATCCTCGGGCGTCGTTATATCCTGATCGCCCCAAATCTCCTGCATCTGCGCGGCCATATGGTTCCGCTGCCGGAGCAGCGCCGCGAGAGTATCGGTAGTCTCGAGCGGATCGCTTTTAACGCCGCCTTTCGTTAGCAGAACTTTCATTATCGCGAGATTCAGTACCGCGCGGTTCTGGTCTTTTTGACCGTCCTGCGGTGGCGCGAACTCGGTAACGGCTACGCCGCCAGCACTCGCCTTATCCTTATAGGATTCGAAATCGTCCTCCCACCCGCGCTGATTGAGGTATACCGCCGGTCCTTTCGAATACCCGCGCCGCCACTGTTCGTCCTCGCGTGCACGAATCCGCACGTTAGCGATAATCGTATCGGCTATTTTCTCGCAGCCGCGTTCGTTCCATTTGCCCCAAGCTCCAGGCTTGTTCGTTTTTCGCGTTTTCGGATACTCGGCCCAAAATTCGAGAAACTTCGCGCCGTAGTTGCCGTATTCCTCTATCGGGTCTTTTTTCGCTGCTGCCATTCCGGTTCTCCTGTTCCTTTCGTGAACAAACCACCCTATCGCGCGTTACGATTATGCGACGGGGTGCCGTATCGAATAACTAGTCTACCTCTCCCGGCCCCGTTCCGGTTTGAGCGCCCTCGTGACTGTTCGCGTCTGCCGGGGTTTTCTTCTTCCCTCGGACTAAGGCGCGGCTACCTTGCGGATTTTTTCGCGACCGTCGGGGCTTTACGCGCTTGCGAGCGATCGCTAGGGAAAGCGGTTGTCTTACCGTAGCGCGCCGCGTTATTATTCGCGTCGCGCCTTTTATTCCCTAAGCGCACTATACCGCCGTCTCGGCCCTCCCGTAAACAGGTCGGGGCGGCGGTTCTCTCCCGGCCCGCCCGGAACCCCCGCCCCGTATACGTTTCCGCTTGTAGACTTGCCCCGCCGTCGCACGGTATAATAGCCGCGTGGCAACGACGGGCGATTACCGCCCTTTCAGGAGAACCAAAATGACCCGAACTCTGACAATCCAGCAACTTGAACAAGCCGGCGCGGGCGAAGATCAGGTCGAAGTGTTCCGTGAGACTTTCGGCGAGTTCGCGCTTGTCAAGGCCGAACTTGCTGAATCGCTGGCTACGCCGCTCGGCTTCTCTTGGGCAACGGCGGCGTGTTTGCTGCCCGACGACGCTTCGCGGAAGGAGTTTGCCCGCGCTCGCGACTCGGCCCAGGCGACTTTCCGACACGCCCGCGTGGCGGCGTGGAAAGAGTACGAGCGCGTTTGCAAAGCGGCGCAAGCGAAAAGTGACCTCACGCTCGCTGAGGTGCAGGCGGAATACCAGCGCGCTAGCAGTGCGGCGGCTTGGGCAAAATTAGAAAGCGACCGCGCTGAGGCACTGACAGAACTTGACCGCGTTCTCGGTACCGCGTGGAAAAACTACTGGCGAATTTTCAACGCGGCGCGGGCAGAGTGCGACCGCGTGTGCGCTCGCGAGTTCGCAAGGCTCTATAGCTTAGACAGAGAGGGAGCTGAAACATAGTGGCCCGGCACAGCACGTATCGTGATTCAGCCTCAGCCTATCCGATTGGGTAGGCTGACACGGATTCACCACTACTAGGAGAACCAACATGACAATTAAACATACCCCCGGACCGTGGTCTTACAGCGGCGCGATCGACAAGGCTACCGGGTGAACGCGCCGATCTGTAAACGCTGCAACGACCTCGGAACGCCCGCCGGATGCTGGTCATGCTCCCGCGTCTGGCGCTCCCTAACGTGGGAGCGGTCAGCCGACGGCTATACGGACTCGACCGACGGGCGCTTTCTGATAGCGCCGACCTTTACGGAGTTCGGTAATCTGCGCTGCTACTCGATGCTCGATTTACACACCCAGACGCGCATCGAGGCCAAAACTCAGCGCGCCGTCAAGATCGAGGCCGAATGTATTACCCACCGCGAATACCAGGAGAACCGCCGTGCTAATTGAACGCTCTACGTCAGACGAAACCCGGAATATGCTTGGGGTCGCCTTTACGGCCCCGGTCACGGCGACGGAACTGATCGCTGCTTTCGGCGAGCCGGATACCAGCGAGAACGTCCTCGTCCGCGACCGCACCGAGCAGTTTCGAGAATGGCGTTTAGCGATTACCGGGGAGGACGATATCCGGCACCCGTTTATTATCGCCGGCAATGCGACCGACCCGGACAAGCCGACGCGCTTCGTGATCCGAGCAACCTCGCCGGCGGTCTTTTATTTGGTCGATACTGCGCTCGTAATGCTGCGGGCGACAAGGTGCTAAGGCTTTGGCCGCATACACGACAATGCGCTGCCTCGACTGCTTCGACGAGTTCGAGCAGGAACAGGCTAAACGCGAGACGGAACCGCACGGCGAGGTATTGGTATGGTGCCCGTCGTGTGGGTCCGGTTCGATTTATTACCTATTCGAGCTAGACGCGAACGGCGAACCGCGCTCGCGCTTTTATCCACGGAGAACCTAAATGAGCGACCTAGTAAAAACCTCGACGGCGATCGTAGACGCCGATCCTGATAGCTTCGCTGCCGCGCTCGACGTTCGGCAGATTAACCGTAAAGAGTTAATGCAATGGATATGGCAAAATCTCAAAGAGAATACCGATTACGGCACGATTCCTGGCACCAGCAAACCTAGCTTGTGGCAACCGGGCGCGGAAAAGATCGCCGGGCTGCTCGGGCTACGGCCGGAGTTTCCTGACGCAGAGAAGTACGTCGATCTTGCTGTAAGCAGCACTAAGATCGAGCAGATCGTTCTCCGTTGCTACCTCGTCGATAGCGGCGGGAAAGTCGTCGGCGAAGGCCTCGGGGCGCGCGAGGTCACCGAGATACACGGTAAATACGAATGGCAGGACGACCCGCAGACCGGCAAGCGTAAAAAGGTCCGTGTCGGCGAGCGCGAGGTTCGCGATCTGAATAAGGCGCTCAAGATGGCCGAAAAGTCCGCAATGATCGACGCCATAAAACGGACCGGCGGGCTATCGGAAGTCTTTACGCAGGACCGCCCGGACGAGGACTTAGATATCTCGCCGCTCGCAGATCACCCGACCGACCTCGCCTATCTCGAAAAAACCGCCGCCGACCTGTTCGGCGACGACGCTGGCTCGGTTCTGCAGTCGCTCGCGCTTAGGCGCTACCGGGTCGAGGGCGGCGACCATACGCAAATCCCGGTCTGCTATTTAGCTAAGGCAGTACAGGCGTTAAAAGAAAAAGCGACGGGGAGAGTCTGATGACCGCCGCTAATGCAATCGTCCTTTACTGGTATCCGTCGCATACAAAGCCCGATCAGAACCGCGAGCTATTAGTTCACGTTCCGAGTATCGAAGGCAAATACCTTGGCTTTTACGACGACGGCGTACGCCTCGGGCGCTACCTCGCCGAGATAGATAGATTTGTCATCAATACGTCGCCGTCTGACCTCGGCGTCGATTGGTGGTGCTATCGCCCGACGTTACCGCCCGCGATAAGCAAAGGACTCGACGAATGAGCAGCCGTACCTCTACCGTCGAGTGGTATAGCGATCCGTTTAAGCCGATTTTCGACGGCGTGTATCTCGTGGTACTTCCTGGCGGCGAGGTTCAAGTAGCAACCTATTCGCGCTCGCGCGAGCCGCGCTGGCGCGGGGTCCATAAGAAAAACATCGCCCCGGAGTGCTGGTGCTATTTCCCCGCGCCGCCCGGCATCGACTTTACGAAACGGTTAAAAGCCAAATGACCCGCAAGCTATACGAAACGGACGAGGACCGCTCGACCGAGGCGAGAGTTATTGCGCGGTTTAGAGACGCTTATTCGTTCTCGGCGGCGCGGAAAATGCCAATAGCCTGTTACCTCGATTACGCGATGCTCGAAAACGGGATCGTGACCGCCGTCGCGGAGATAAAGTGCCGCTCCCGTTTTTACGACACGATGATCGTCCCGGTAATGAAGTATCTGCGCGCCGTCGATTACATTCGGTTCGGCCTTGATGCTTACCTGATAGTCGCGGTCGGCGCTGACATCCGCATTACGAGATTCGAGCGCGACCTTGATTTCGGACTATCGCTAAAGTGGGGCGGGCGTATCGATCGGAACGATCCGGGCGACCTTTACCCGGTCGTGCATATCCCCCTAAACCGTTTCCGGCCACTGATCCAGGAGAACCGACCGTGAAAACGATCTGCACCGAGCAAGGTACGACCGAGTGGCTGCAGGCACGCGACGGTTGCATCACCGCAAGCGCCATCGGCAAGGTATTACAGCGGCCCGATACGAAAGGCTATAAGGCGTTTATGCTCGATATCGTTCTCGCGCTCGAAGGTGCGCCATTATTCGCGCCCGAACCGGGCGACGCCGGGTATCCGCGCCACTTCGACGAGGCGAAGCTGTACGAGGACGACGCGCGGTGCTGGTATCAGTTTCATCGCGGGATAGAAGTCGAGCAGACCGGCCTCGTCGCGCATGATGATCACGACTGGCTGCGTTGCTCCCCGGACGGACTGATCGGCGACGACGGACTGATCGAGATTAAGTACCGGCTCCGGCTGAAAACCTATAAGGCCGCGATCGGCGCCAAGATGCCGACGCGGGACTTTAACCAGATTCAATGCCAACTGCTCGTAACCGGGCGCACGTGGTGCGATTACGTTAACTACTGGCGCGACCGGGATAACGACGAATGGGAGAAGGGAAATATCAGGCGAGTCGGACGCGATAGCGCGCGGATCGCTTATATCGAGGACCGCGCTAATGACTTCTGGAAAAAGGCGTGGCGGTTACTAAAAGAACGGAGTAGTAGCAATGGAAAAATACCTGTTGACGTTTACTAAGAACGGGGCAATCGTGTGCGCCGTTACCGATAACAGCGACTCGGCAAACAATATTACCGACTCCACGCTCGTATTCGAGTCAGCCGAGACGTTAGTCGGTTGGGCTACAAAGGTCTGGCCGAAAAAACGCGGCCGGAAAAAACGCGCTAAGGTGACGCAGAAGCCGTTATAGAATTGACAACCGGGGCGCGGCCGGAGTTCTCCTGCTTCGCGTTGCCACACCTTCGCTACTCAGCGAGCCGGTCGCGCCCCGACCTTTAGGAGAACCGATATGCTAGATACGATACTCGACGCCATAGATAACCTCGCGCTCGTCGCGCTCGTTTACTACGTCCTGCTGTTCTTTCTCGCCGAGGCTATCCCGGCGGCGAGCGAACCGACCGATACTCGCCTCGTCTATGAGACTTGCGTAGGGACTAAGCACGACCCCTGTCCGTTAGGGGCGCAGTGGGTTGAAGTACGGGAGTGGTGGCGATGAACGAAACAGTTCGTGAAGTGCTTATAGCAGCTACAGATTACGTTAATCAGCGGCGATTCGGACTGTTCAAGGACGAGCCTAAGCGGTTTACCGAATTAGCCGACGCAGTTGATGATTTGCTGACTGAGATGGCTGATAACGATGGAGAGATACCGGAATGACACCCATCCAAAAACTCCGCGACCTGTGGGATAAGGCGACGCCGAGGTCGTGGCGACAGAACTCGCTTAATCATAAACAGTTCGACACCGAGATAGAGGCCGTTGGTATAGCTGTATTGACTGATAACGTCCGCGCCATCGTTGTTACCCGTAACCTGATTCCCGAACTGCTGGATGTGGTGAGTGACGCAAACGACGCGCTACAGCTCTATGAAACCGTAGAAGAGGACGCCGCGATGACCTACTTATCTGACTCCGTTAACCGCCTCAACGCCGCTATCGAACGGGAGATTGGTGATGCGACCACGTGATGCAAAAACCTCAGAGGACATACGGAAACTTCGCAGCGACAACAAGGATGTTCCCGAAGGCTGGATCAGAATTAACGGCGATACTGTGATGGTTTATCAACAACGATGCGGTGAAGAGAGTACCGGGAAGGTCAACCTGCCCCGCGCTGAATTTAACCGGCTGATTGACTGGTACAACCGGGAGCAGAAACCGTTATGAGCAAACGGGCTGAACTTGCGGATCGGCTGGATGCAATGCACCGGCTGCGATTTTCTGAGCCAGACGGACTGTGTGTAGACTGCTGCCCGCTTTTGGAACAATCCGCCGCCGAACTCAGGCGGGCTGACCGGATGGAGAAGGCGCTGCAAGCAACTGTTCGTTATGCCGACAAAGGAAACTTATCACCGCCGCAACATTTTGAGTTGTTTCCACGGCGTAGGCCACGATGGTGGGAAAACTACGCCAGACAAGCCCTACAGGAGCAGGACGATAATGAGTAGCGAATATGACGCAAACATAGGGCCGAATCCAGACGGGCTTCACTGGAAACTTATTATGTCAACGATGGATGTTGCGTCAAAAAGGAAAGTTCGCTGGAAAGATTTTGGCAAAGCCATAATATGGGCTGATCGACGGTTAGCCGCACTGGAAACCGCTTTGGGCAAAATAGCCGTGTTGGAACATTCGGATACTTGCTCAGGTGAACTCACTGAAAATTGTATCTGCGATTGCCATATACATATTGCAACACAAGCCCTGAAAAATGACTGATCTACGCCGCGCAGTTGCACACGACGAGGACTACAGAGAAATGAGTAACGCAAAGCGACTGGCTGAGAACGGGAGCTAAAGCAATGAAAGGTAGAATCCTAACGGCCGCGCAGCTTGAACAAGCCGGCGCGGGCGAAGATCAGGTCGAAGTGTTCCGTGAGGCTTTCGGCGAGTCCGTGCCGGTGACGGTCGAGCTTACCGAGTCTGTGGCGGATCGATTCGCATTTTACTGGGCCGCGCGGAGTTTTCTGAGCGCCCCGGCGTGGGCAGAGTACCAGCGCGCTTGCGACTCGGCGGGTACAGAGTATCTGCGTGTTCGCAACGCGGCGCTGGCAGAGTACGAGCGTGTTCGCGACTCGGCGCGGAAAAAGTACGACCGCGTTCGCGATGTGGCGTGGAAACAGTACGAGCGCGCTCTCGCTCGCGAGTTCGCAAGACTTTACCTTCAGGACGGGGAAAAGTCATGAACGGCAGAATCTTGAAAGTCGCGCATCTTGAACAAGTCGGCGCTTGCGAGGACCAAGTAGAACTATTTCGTAAGACTTTCGGCGAGGCCGTGCTGGTAACAGTCCAGCTTGCCGAGTCTGTGGCCGACTTATTCGATATCAGTTGGGCCGCGCAGAAGTTATTGCGCGCCCCGGAGCAGGTAGAGTTCGCGCGCGTTCGCGACTCGGCGAGGAAGATAAAGCACGGCCGCGTTTGCGATGAGGTGCGGGCTAAGTACAGACGCGTTCTCGCTTGCGAGTTCGCACGTCTCTATATCTTAGAGGGGCAGGACGATGAGTAACGCGAAAAACTACCACAAGAAATTACAAATGCAGGACTTATCTCTAGCCGCAGAGTTTGATGAATTGGCCGATGAGATTGTGCGGACCAAGATATTCAAGCGGATATTGTCGGCGATCAATGCTGGTGCTGTTCGCATTGAACGGCTGCAACAGGTAGAGAACACACTAGAATCGGCTGTAGAGATTATCAAGCACATTGTGTATACAGGCCCGTGTGCGCTCGGACAAGAAGATAATAAAATCTGTTGGGGCTGTGGCGAACCAGTGATAAATACCAGCAGAGGGCCGGTGCTCGGCCACCTCGAAAACTGTCCTTACGCTAAGGCAGAAAGGTTTCTTAACCCGATTGACTAAGGAAGGCTGATATGACCGCTAAAACAGACAAACCGAAACCAGAACGCGAGACAGTCAGGGTCAATGTTCCCGAAACCGGCGCAAAGCGACTGGCTGAAATACGGGAGCGACATACGGAAGCAGACGATGAGGATGTTTACATCCATTGGAGCGAGTCAGATGTCGAAAATTTTGCCATCCACGCACACAGGGACCGCGCCTTCCTGCTGGAACAACTCACCGCAGCGCAGGAACGGATTGCTGAGTTGGAGGAGGCGTCACGCACACGCAAAGAGTACGACCTTCGTTGCGATAAATGCGGTGCCCCTCACTGGTTCGATACATCAATTCCCAGTGAAATCTGGAACCAGATTGCTGAACCTCACGAAATACTGTGTTTGCTATGTATAGACAATTTAATGTCGGAACGGGGGTTAAGTTGTGAATGTCAGTTCTATTTTGTCGGAAAGGCGGTTTATTCAGAACTGTATGCAGATGATTTACAAAAACGGATAACAAACCAAACTGCTGCGCTCAATAAGTTACAGCGGAAATATAACAGCATGAAAGGAGGGCTTATTAAAGAACGCGACGAGCTGCGGGCTGCTTTGGAGAGTGCGCCGGAACCAGAAGTTTGTGACGTGCGGGCAGAAGCCCTCGATATGTTCTACGAGGAATGGTACACCGACCCACGGAAAGAGGCGTTAGGTGGAGATTGACGAGGAAACCGAAGAACTACGCAATAAGAGGCTTGATTGTTAAAGTGGAGCGGTGTGCTTTCCTTATAGCGGACAAATCCGGTAGCTATGTCCCGCCGACCAAAGTGCAATAACAACCGACGCCGGCCGCTATCCAGCGGGAAGTCGTGCGGCAAGCGGCAATACCCGTCGGCGGCTAAAGCGCGCAAAGCGGGACGCCTTAACTGGCGTGTATCGCTTTACCCGTATCAGTGTCCTTTTTGTGGCGCGTACCACTTAACCAAGCGCAAACCGAGCGAGCAGTATCAACCAGGAGATAACGGCCGTGACTAGCCTACCGGATGCAATCTTTCTCTTGGAGGAATTGCTCGCCGACATGATCCGCTACCGGGACATCATGATTTCCAAACGGAACGCGGGCATAGCGGGCGACTAAATCGCGTTATTCGCGTTTTGCGTTTTTATAGCGGCCTTTCGTGTCGCGCTTACGCTCGCCGCCGGTCTTATTCGCACCTAACTCGTATAGCCTTTTGCGGATCGCGACGATATTTGGCGGCGTCCCGGTTAGCTGTTCCCATCGATCCACCCACGACCGATCGGTACAGACTCGGCCGCAGCGGTTATAGGGCATCCGTCTTACGGTATCGAGTTAAGGCAGATCGGCGCGCTCCGTTCCGACTCGACGCCCGCGAGCGTCGTCGCGCTGATCGTGTACCCGTCCGGGCAGCGAAGCGTATAGCTGCCGTAGAACGGACTCGGTAGCGCGGCGATCGAGTCAGCCGCCGGAGCCGGAGACGCGGCCGGGACCGTGACCGTCTGACCGGTCGAGAGATAGACGGTATAGCTCGCCAGATCGACTAACGGGGAGCCGTCCGTATTCTCGGTCGGCTCGCGCCAGCGCAGCATAACCCGCCCGTCCGCTAGTACCTCGGAGCCGGTCGGCGGCTCGGGTTCCGGGGTGGGTTCCGGGGCGGGACATTCGTCTGGGCAATCCACGGCCGCTGTAGCCTCGATCCTGATAGCCCCAGTACGAACTACCCGATGCGTCTCCCCGGTAGCGTCTGCGCGCTCTCCGCAAGCCTGTGCCGCCGTATACGCCTGTTGGTGCCTCGATAGCTCGGTGAAATCAGGGGCGGGCCCGACGCACGACCACGGCGTAGTCGTCCCGTCGCCGACCTGTCGGTAGCCGTACGCGGTCGAAAACACGAGGATCAGGACGACGAAAGTAGCGAGCGCAAATAACGGCTTGTGCTTCGGCAGCGTCCGGTCGTCCTCGGTGCCAGGGCCATACGGCAGCACGCCGGGGCCGCCCTTGTGAAACAGGGTATTAGCTATCCAGTTAACGAGCCGGTGCATATGAGACTCCCGCCGTAGCCGAAAGGTAGAGAGCGATACCGAAACGCGCGGATCACCCCGGAGCAGGGTGTTCGCGCCAATATCGACGCCGTGATAGACGAGCCAGAGAAACAGGTTCCACGTGGAACGTCGGGCTTGCCAGCGTTGCCGGCGGAGCTTCATGCCGATACGCCAGACGAGCCAGTTCCCGCGATAGGTAACGGGGATCTCGGCTATCTCGCGGGTCGTCATTTTTTCTGCTCCCGGCGACCGTTGATCTTGCCAAGCCCGAATACAGCCGCCGTGATGATGCCCTGCGTAGCAAAGAACTCAGGCTGCGAACTGACCGCTGCGATCCACTCGGTTGCCCGCTCCGGCGAGAACCAGGCGACGAAACCGGGCGAGAACCAGTACAGCGCGATCACCTCGTCGGTCCAGCTACGTTCCATCGCGGCGACGCGCGCCATCATGCGCTCTTGCTGCGCGCGGCCCTTGGCACCGAACAGCCCGATTACTTGCCCCGCGATCCCGGCGAGTACGTTAATCATCGCTCGACTGCCCGCTGCCCGACGTTCGCCGCGCTATATAGCCCGATAATCAGGCCAGCGAGCGCAATAAACGAACCCTCGGAAACGTGGCCGGTAAAAAGCCCCGCGATACTCGCGAGCGTGAACGCGACCGCGAGCGAGTACTTGCGCTGCCGAAATATTAGATCGTTCACTACGGCTCCAATGTTAGCGCGGTCCTCTTAAACGGAGCGTATAGCGGATCACCCCCCGCCGCAAACAGGCCGGGATTGATTCCGTTCTCTAGCCAGACCGCCTCGGCTAGCGTGTAACCTTTGAGTAAGAGATAGAGGCAGTTAAATTGCTTATTCGCGTAAGCATCCGTCTCGTGAGAAAACGAGCCGCGCCCGGAGCAACCGCCGTCTATTAGCCAGCGCGATTGCCAGTGATGCGACGCCGATTGCCCGCCGAGAAAAACGCCCAGGGTGTGCGGCTTCCAGCGGTGTTTACCGGGTAAGTTCGGTCGCCACGTATACAGGAACGCCGGAGAGTCGTCGTCTATAAAGTCCGGGTTCCAACCGTGATTAAGGAACCCGCCGCCCGCTGCGAGAAAAACCTGATGCTCGACCGGGACGCCGCTCTCGATATCCCCTTGCGTCCAATCGGCTAGCGCGGAGTCCGCTAGTTCGTTCGCGATCGAGTGGCCGGTCTGCGTAGCTTTATAAAAGTATTTAACGTCCGTAAAGCCTACGTCCTTTAGAACGCGGATCATTAGAGAATCGTGTGAGGCGTACCAATTCTTCTGCGTTCCCGCGACACCGATAACGACAGGCTTGTCTATATGATTCTGCCGTTCCCCTACTATCGCGTTATCAATAACCCGTTTCGTTTGCTCCACGAAGTCGGACGGCTTCGTATACCAGTAATCCGGGGCAGCGTAGGCAATCCGTCCGTGCAATAGCGCCTCGTACGGCGAGTAATCGCCTTCGATATGAATATCCGGCTTCGGTCGCGTGTAGTTTAACGTCGTATCCGGCTCGCCCGGATATAACGCTTTAGCGTCTACGAACTGCTGCTGCTGAAAAGTCTCATAAGCGGCGGTCGCGCCGACCTTCATACGAAAAACAAGGTCACGGCATAGCGGCCGAACCCCCGCGAAGTTCGGCATACAGGCTTTCCACTGATTATGTGGCGGGTCGTAGGCTGCGCCCGAGTCCCACGTATGCGGCTGGTCGCCGCCCTCGCTATCTTCAACCAGTCGAACCACCCCGCTCACATGACTTGCTAAATCAGTCCCGTGCGTATTAAACGGAGATTCGCCGTGTACTTCTAGTTGTTGGGCTAACGGACAACCAGCGGCAAGAAAAACCGCCGAGCATTTATCTATCGACTTAACGTGATTATAAAGCGGCAGCCAGAAGTCATTATAACGGGTCGCGCTATACGCCCACATTCCGCTGGTGCCCATCGCGAAGCCGATTAGATTCGCGCTCGGGATTCCGCGACGATCAGCGTAATATTCCGCGACCTCCTGAGAGCCGGATATCTGCGTGTTATAAATTATCGCGCAGCGCGCGTTTAAGGGGTTAACCGTCTCCGAGTCGGCCCGCGCTATCGTCTCGTAATAGTATCGCCAGCGGGCTATGCCAGCCTCGGCGCTCATGCTGGCGTGTAATTGATCGCGAGAACGACGTTCCGGGATGTCGGTGCCGTTACGCTGATCCCCTTAACCGGTGACGGCGCATCGGCCGCGATCCTGAAATTAATCCGTGCCGCTCCCGGCCACGACCCCTGATCGACTATTGCCTGAATAATATCAGAAACATCGAGAGTCTCGTCGTTCGAGCCTGTGGTCGCTCGGGCGGTAAAAGTGGCCGTTTCCGTCGTCAGCGACCAGCTTGACGGCAAATTACTTGCACTAGGCGCGGCCGAGCTCACGCTTTCCTC